AAGAAAGAGCAAATGAGTATCTTACATCAGTACTTGAGAACGATGCGGTTAAATTTGTTGCGTGCGATACGGAAACAACGGCTTTATACCCGAGAGACGGTTACGTACTGGGTATTAGCTTGTCACATAAAAGTAAACAAGGTGTTTACATCTCCACTGAATGTATTGGACCAGATACAGAAGAACTCCTCCAAGCTCTTTTCTCGACTAGACTAATAGTATTTCATAATGCTAAGTTCGACTTGAAGATGTTGGAGTATCACTTTGGCTTCAAGTTCCCTAACGTATCAGATACTATGCTTATGCACTATGTATTGGATGAAACGCAGGGTTCTCACGGTTTGAAACAATTAGCAATGAAGTACACAGACTATGGAGACTACGATAGGGCGTTAGATGACTTCAAAACCACCTACTGTAAAGAGCATAAAATACTAAAAGGAGATTTTAGTTACGACTTAATCCCTTTTGATATTATGTATGAATATGCTGCGATTGATACTGCAGTAACATATGACTTATACCAAATGTTTGGTAAAAAGATAGTACAAAATGTTCAGTTAAAGAAAGTGTATAAAGAACTTATGGTTCCCGGTATGCTATTCCTTAAAGACGTTGAAGAGAATGGAGTTCCTTTCGATATAGGTAGACTTGAGAAAGTTCAAAACCTTATGGAGCAAGAAATTCAAACAGCTAAAGAGGAATTGTATGGATATGAAGAAGTACATAAATTCGAAAAAGAGCAAGGAAAAGTATTTAACCCTAATAGCACAGCTCAATTACGTGTTCTTTTGTTTGATTATCTCAACCTTACTCCTACTGGGAAGCTTACTGGTACTGGAGCTGCTAGTACTGATGCTGAGGTACTAAAGAAACTGGCAGAGGAACATCCTATCCCTGGAGTTATTTTAGACATTAGACAGAAGTCTAAAATTAAAAATACATACTTAGATAAGATTATCCCTGCCTTGGATAAAGACCAGAGAATTAGAACAGGGTTTAACCTAACGTCTACAACTTCGGGGCGTTTATCAAGTTCTGGTAAGATTAATATGCAACAGCTACCTCGTGATAACGCAGCAGTAAAAGGCTGTATTAAAGCAAGGCCTGGTTATAAGATTTTACAACAGGATTTAGCAACAGCAGAGGTGTATGTTGCAGCAGTTTTAGCAGACGATAAAAACTTACAGAATGTATTTAAGAGTGGCGGAGACCTTCACTCTACAGTAGCTAAGATGGTATTTAATTTGCCATATGAAGTTTCTGAGATTAAAGAAAAAGCATCTACTCAAAGACAAGCTGCTAAAGCTATTACTTTTGGTATTATGTATGGGTCTGGCCCAGCTAAGGTATCTGAAACTGTAACTAAAGATAGTGGAAAACCCTTCACTATTCAACAAGCGAAGGATACCATTGCCAAGTACTTTAGGACTTTTAGTAAGTTAAAAGATTGGTTACAAATGTCAAAGGAGGATATTGAATCAAATGGATATATTTACAGTATTCTTGGACGTAAGCGTCGCCTACCTAACGTATTTAGTTCTGATAAAGGTATTGCATCTCACGAAGTTCGTAGCGGTATCAATTTCCTTATTCAGTCTGTTGCTTCCGACATTAATCTCTTGGCTGGTATAGATTTAAATCAGTGGATTAAGGATAATAATAAAGATGCTACAATTGTGGCCCTTGTTCACGACTCTTTAGTACTAGAAGTGGCTGAAGATGATGTTGAGTCTGTATCTAAGGCTATGGCTGAGTTTACTCAGAAAGATAGAGGGTGTTCTATTCCAGGGCAGCCGATTGGAGTAGACTTAGATATTGGAGACGACTATGCCTTCGGAAAATTTGACAAACAGTACCCAGAGTTTCTCTAATATACATTGGCCAGTGTGGGTTATTCGCCCACATGAGCACATTGGAGAGGGTTTGATAACGGACAGATATGGTATAAGACGTATAGATTTAAAAGATAAGTCTATGCCTTTTCCATTACGTAGGCTAGCGATTAAGAAGTTAAAAGACTATAAAGTTTATCCATTAAGAAGAGCAATATGGAACTTCAAAGACTTATTAGCTTCTAAGATGCTGCACTTTATAGACTTTGAAGGTAAGATATATCATTATAAGAAAAGTGTGTTCCACCCTTTAGTTTATAGAAAAATAATTTCTAGAAAATATACTGACACCACTACTATTTTTAGAGTTAAAGATATTCCCTCTTTCTTTGAAGTAGCGGGAAAACTTAACTTAAATGCAGAGTATGCAGGGATACTAAAAATAGATAGAGGTTATTTGCTATATGAGGTAACTACTGAAAAGTTAAAAGACACTAAAAGGAAAATATGAAAGCAGTTTTATCAAATAGAATTTATATGGCAGCTGACGCTAAACGACAGAAGTTGTTAGATAAAGAGCTGACGTATTCTATTCCATCATATAATCCTATGGAGCCTCCTACTATTATTAAGAATATGGGAAGGATTAGTAATAAACTAATATCGGTTCCTATGGGAAGGATGGATTTAATCCCTGAAGGTACAGAGATAATTGATAAAAGGACCTTAGTGCCTGTCGATTTTCCCGAGTTTAAATTTGACTTGAGGGATAGCCAGGCTAAGGTTTATAATTCTATTGAAGATAACGCAATTGTTAACGCTTTTGTGAGTTGGGGTAAGACTTTTACAGCGATAGCCATTGCAGCTAAGTTAGGGCAGAAGACTTTAGTTGTAGTACATACTTTGGCGTTAAGAAAGCAGTGGGAAGATGAGATAGAAAAGTGTTTAGGCATTAAACCCGGCGTCATTGGAAGTGGAAAGTTTGATACTGACCCAATTATCGTTGTATCTAATGTACAGACTCTTGGCAAGAAAATGAAAGAAATTCAAAATATATTTGGAACTCTTATTTTGGACGAAATGCACCACGTAAGCGCACCTACATTTTCTAATATAATTGACAAGAGCAACGCAAGATATAAAATTGGATTAAGTGGTACACTTAAAAGAAAGGATGGTAAACATATTATATTTAATGATTACTTTGGATTTGATGTGCATCAACCTCCTAAGGAAAACTATATAGCTCCTAGAGTTGTTTTAGTAAAATCTGAGACAAGGTTCCCAGACAGCGCAAAACTGCCCTGGGCTAAGAGAGTTAATACTGTTGCCTACGATGAGAACTACCAGAGGATGATAGCACAACTTGCGTCTGTCTATGCAGCCAAAGGCCATAAGGTTTTGGTCGTAAGTGACAGAGTCCAATTTTTGAACAGGTGCGCCGACCTAACCGGAAATAATGCAATATGTATTACAGGAGAGCTACCACATGAACAAAGAGACGAAGAACTACAAAAGATTAAGGATGGAACAGCGGATATCCTCTATGGATCGCAAAGCATCTTTAGTGAGGGTATATCAGTTAATGAGCTTAGTTGCCTCATTCTGGGTACTCCAATCAATAATGAACCTTTATTAATCCAATTAATAGGTAGAGTTATTAGAAAAATGGAAGGAAAAGTACAGCCCGTAGTGTTAGATATACAACTAAAAGGTAATACTGCGGCAAGACAGGCCAAAGCTAGATCGGCCGTATATATTAAGCAGGGATATGACATCAAAGTTATAGCTAGTTAAAAATAACTCTTGACAATGATGTTAAATCTTGGTATAATATAAATTCGAAAATAGAGATTTAAACATGATATTTTACGACTGGGAAAAGGTGCTTAAATTAAGTAAGGGCAAGACGAAAAATACAATAAGATTGATGGTTATCTACACTTATGGTATTAAGATGCCTAAAAATAAGAAAAGTATAAGTCACTTTTACAGACAAGATATAGTTGGAGATAGTTTTTTGCTAAATCCTAAAGAACTATTTAAGAATAAACTTCAAGTAACTCTAGAACAGATGGTTGCCTATATGGAATTAGCAAGTTATAGAAATTACTTAGATTACAAGTGGCAGGGTGTCAAAACCTTACCACATAGATACACAGAGATAACTCACCAAGATATAGAGGACAATCCTTTATTAGAACTTGATGAGCAAGATAATATTAAATTTTATTACGAGGAAAAAGATTATGGCAATTAAATTTGGCAATGTAACAGGTAAAGCAAAGAAATCAGCAGTAGATGCATACACTTATAAAGAAGGTAACAATGTTGTTCGCATGGTAGGAGACGTACTTCCTAGATATGTATATTGGGTAACAACAGCAGACGGTAAGCGTGTTCCTATGGAATGCTTAGGGTTTGATAGAGACCAAGAGAAATTTACGAACATTGAAAAAGACTGGGTAAGACACTACCACCCAGATATGAAATGTTCTTGGGCATACGCAGTACAGTGTATTGACCCAGAAGATGGTAAGGTTAAAGTATTAAACCTTAAAAAGAAATTATTTGAAGCAGTAATGGTTGCAGCAGAAGATTTAGGCGATCCTACAGACCCTACTACTGGCTGGGACTTAGCGTTTAAGAAGCAAAAAACTGGACCACTTCCATTTAATGTTGAGTACACACTACAAGTATTAAAGTGCAAGCCTCGCCCATTAGATGACGCAGAGTTAGAAGCTATCAAAGAGCTTCCTAGTATTGATGATGTTATTAGTCGTCCTACTGCAGACCAACAGAAAGAGTTC